ATCCAATTCATTGAATTCTGTGAGTCAATTGGCTTCAAATTGCTTCCTTGGCAAATGTTCTTAGCCCATGAAATTAACAAAGTCGATGAGAATGACAAGTTTTGGTTTAAGGAAGTGGGTTGCATAATCAGCAGGCAAAACGGCAAAAGCACCTTTATGCAACTCATGATTTTATGGAGAATGTTCGAAATGGGGCAGAAACTCCAGGTACATACGGCTCATAAATTGACTACATCGAGCGAAATCTTTTGGAAGATAGATGACACGATCCAAAATAATCTCTCGCTGGCCGATAAGTTCTTCAAGAAGTACGAGACCAAAGGTTCTCAAGAAATCAAGCTCAAAGATGGAGCGCGTTACCTAGTCCGAGCCAATAACTCAGCGGCTCGCGGTATCGCAGCACCCGACACGATTTACATGGACGAAGTTCGAGAGTACAAAGACGATGAAGTATGGAGTTCGCTTCGCTATACCCAAATGGCAACGCCTAATCCGCAGGCTTTAATTTTTTCCAATGCTGGAGATCAACACTCAATAATTCTCAATCGACTTAGAGAGCGCGGGCTCGCAGCTGCGGCTGGAGCCGATGACAGAATAGGCTGGTTCGAGTGGAGTGCTGAGCCTGGATGCGATATTCGTGATCGTAATGCTTGGGCTCAATCGAATCCGTCTCTCGGTCACACGATTAGCCTGGAGAATCTCGAAACGGCTATGTCCGACGATGAGAGTATTGTCCGTACTGAATTACTTTGCCAATGGGTATCGGTAGTCAATCCAGCAATCAATCCATCGAACTGGGCGGCTTCAGCTGATAAGAATTTGAAGCTCGACAAGGAAGCCGAAACGTGGATGGCAATAGATTTATCTCCCGACAGAAAAGCGGGAGCCTTAATAGCAGCTCAACAGAATGGGGAGAAGATCCATGTCGCATTACTACACACCTGGACAAACGAAACAAACCTCGACTCAAAGCAAGTCGCGAATGACGTGGCTACATACGTTCGCAAATACCAAACGCAGACAGTGGCATATTCTCGGCAAACATCCGCGGCTGTTGCCGCTTTACTTTCGCCAGCAGGTATTCCTACTACGCCTATCGATGGCGCACTTTATGGTCAGGCTTGCGACGAAATGCTTTCCGCAGTCACTTCCCAACGGCTTATTCACCCCGACCAACTCGAATTTAACAAGCAAGTTCTCTCAGCCGTCAAACTTCCATTCAAAGATGGAGGATGGTATCTCGGACGAAAAGTATCCGCCGCTACGATCTGTGCCGCCGTTGGACTAGCGATGGTGTGCCACTTTGCGGCACGTCCTGAGTCGGAAGCCGATATTATCTTCGGCTAATGCGGTATAATTTCCCCAATGGGAATCTTCAATCTTAAGTCAAAGTCTGTAGAGCAGTCAAATGCTCTTACAGTCGATGCGGCATATTCGACACCTTTCGAGGGCAGTCAATGGACGCTCGGTGGATTCATCGGAGCCACTCGCGGAGAAGCGATGGCAGTACCGACAATCGCACGCGCAAGAAATATAATTTGCTCAACGACGGCAAGTTTGCCCATCGAGCAATATAACAAATTTACAGGGGCGCACATTGAGCCTACTCGCGTGTTTAATCAACCCGACTCACGCGTCCCTGGTTCTTACATCTATGCATATGTCGCGGAAGATTTACTCTTCAGAGGCGTGTCTTACGGACAAGTCCTAGCGCAGTATTCAGATTCTCGCGTATCAGACTGGACTCGTATTTCTCCTGATCGTGTAGTCACAAAATTAAACGCAGCGGGTACTGAAATCATCGGTTATACAGTCGATGGAATGATGGTGCCAAATGCAGGCGTCGGTTCTCTCATCGTTTTCTACGGATTAGATGAAGGATTACTCTCACGCGCTGGAAAGACTATTCGCGCAGCTGCGGCACTCGAAGCGGCGGCAGAAATGTACGCAAAAGAGCCAGTCCCACAAATGGCATTGAAATCTAATGGCACAAATCTTACATCCGAAAGAATTAAATCACTTCTTGCAGCATGGAATTCAGCACGACGCACTCGATCAACGGCTTTCCTAAATGCTGATATTGATTTGCAAATTCTCGGTATCGACCCAGCAAAATTGCAATTAAACGAAGCCCGTCAGTACGTTTCCTTAGAACTATGTCGCGCAATCGGACTCCCTGCTTATTTCGCTTCAGCTGAACAAACTTCAATGACTTACAGTAACGCGATTTCAGAGCGTCGCGCTCTTATTGATTTTTCTATCCGCAATATCCTCGTCGCAATCGAGCAAAGACTTTCCATGCCGGATTTCGTCACAGCAGGCGTCGAAACGCGCTTCAGCCTAGACGATTTCCTTCGTGGAGACCCGCTACAGCGTGCGCAGGTATATCAGATTCTTAACACCATCGGAGCGATGAGCGTTGAGCAGATTCAAGAAGAAGAGGATCTAATTAAATGAAAATCCAAATGCCTATGACAGTTACAGCGACAAACGCAGAATCTCGCGTCATCGCTGGACGTATCGTTGCGTGGAACGCTGAAGGAAACACCTCAGCAGGCAAGACAATGTTCGAGCCTGGTTCAATCGACATTCCTAAGAATGTGAAACTTCAACTTGAGCACAATAATTTGAAGCCGCTAGGCAAAATGATTTCAGCAACAGTCGATGAACTTGGTATCACAGCAGAATTTAAAGTCTCAAAGACAACAGCAGGAAACGACGCACTCGTTGAAGCTGCCGACGGACTCCGTTCTGATTTCTCAGTCGGCGTCGAAGTAACTGCATGGGATAACAAGGACGGCGTTCTTTCAATCTCTGCATCAAAGCTCGTGGAAGTTTCACTGGTAACAGATGGAGCAATTCCAGGATCAGTAGTCGAGAAAGTAGCGGCTACAGAAACCCCAATTTCTGAATCTGAAAATGATTCAGAGAATCAAACTCAAACACAAGGAGACACAGTGTCAGACACTACCGAACAAGCTCCTGCCGTTGAATCGGTAGAGGCTGCAAAGGTTGAGGTCAAGGCGGCTACTGCGCCATACATCTCAACAACTGTACGTAATCCAATCAATACTCCAGGACTTTACTTGGAGCACTCAGTCCGCGCACAGCTCGGAGATGAGACTTCAAAGCTCTATGTCGCAGCGGCATCAGACACAACATCGACTGAAGTAGCTGGTCTCGTACCAACACCTCAGCTCACAACAATTTGGGATCCAAAGTCTACAAATATCCGTCCTGCAATCGCAGCAGTTCGCAACGCAGTTCTTCCAGCAGCAGGACTTACTTTCCAATTGCCACGCGTAAAGACACTTCCTACAGTGGCAGCAGCCGCACAAGGTGGATCATTCTCAGATACTCAGGTTGAAATTGAGTACATCACAGCGACAGTTTCTAAGTACGCTGGCATGCAGAAGTTCGACGTAGAAGTTCTTGATCGTACTTCTCCAGCGTTCTTCGATGAATTGGTTCGTCTCATGGGCAACCAATACGCAGCGGCTACAGATGCGGCTATGTGGACAGCAATCGCAGCCGGAACACTCGATGGCACAGTGACAACACTTCCATTCGACGGAGATACATTCGCTGGATTCATTTCTCGCGGTGCAGCTTCAGTTTATGCAAACACAAAGCGTCACGCTACAGGAATCGTCTGCACACCTGATCAGTGGGCTAACATGATTAAGCTCAACGATTCAAATAAGCGTCCACTCTTCGACGTTGCTGGCAACGCTCAGAACAATGTCGGTTCAGTAAACCCAGGTGGATTCGTTGGTTCAGTTATGGGACTTCCAGTCTACGTAACACCAAACGCTTCAGGCGTTGCAGATGACTCAATCATCATCCTTAACGGAGACTCATTCGTCTGGTACGAATCAGCAGCTCCACTTCAGCTCCGCACCAACATCGTTGGTACAGGTAAGGTTGAAGTCGGTTACTACGGCTACGGCTCAGCAGTAACACTCACAGCAGCAGGCGCGTTCACACTTAACGTCTAAGCTGCTTAACTCAATCGTGAGGGGTGGGTGCTCCCGCCCGCCTCTCACCTAGTAGAAGGATGAAGAGATGCCTACAATCATTACAGCCACTGAGCTGAGGACTGTACTTGGCGTCTCTTCATCCCTATACAGCGATGCCGTTCTCAATGACATAATCGATACAAGTGAGACAGTAGTTCTACCTCTTCTCGTTAAGTATTTCGCTTCAATCGAGCGAGCAGAACTCGTCTCCAATGTAGCAATCTTTACTACAGTCGGAGAACACAAATTCGACATAGGGCAATCAGTGATCGTTGCAGGAGTATCCGCGACTCTTAACGGCACTTACACAATCACAGACGTTTCAGAGGATTTAACAGAATTCTCCGTCTCAAAGACAAATGCAGACATTCTTCCTTTCAATGTAATTCCATCAGGCACAGCAACCCTTAACGGCGCATCAACCTACGTCGGCAACGCAGCAGTCGAGCAGGCAGTGATCGTAGTATCGGTTGAAGTATTCCAAAGCCGTACAGCCGCAGGCGGTCAAATCGAAGGCGTGGACTTCGCTCCGTCACCTTACCGAATGGGACGCAGCCTTTACTCTCGCGTAGCAGGACTTCTAGGTTCTTATATTGACGTTGAAAGTATCGTCGGATGACAGCATCAACAATTCTTAGCGCAGTTCGTCAGCCACTCGCTACAGCACTCAGCGGAGTAACGGCTAACGTATTTGCATACGTCCCTGAGTCGGTGCCAGTGCCAGCAGTAGTCCTAGTACCTTCATCGCCGTATCTTGAATTCGACACTATTGGATCAGATACCTTCAGAGCCAAAATCAATTTCACTATCTCATGCTGCGTTGCATATTCAAGCAATCCAGCATCGCTCGACAACATCGAGCAACTCATAGAAAGCGTTGTCCTAGCCATTCCAGCAGGTTATGAAGTGAGCGATGTACAACGTCCAACAGTTACACAAGTAGGCGCAAGCAATCTGCTAGTAGCCGATATAGGCGTTAGTACCCACTACACGCGAACAGTCTAAGGAGACAAAATGGCAACAACAGTCATCACAGGTCGCGACCTTGCGCTTACAATCGATAGCAAGGTTTATGATCCTCAAGTAATATCAGCATCGCTCAAAACTGATTTAGAGCGCAACACATACGAGACAATCGATGGAAAAGTATTCTGGGCACTCGATACCTCAGCTACTTTGACATTGACAGTCCTAGCAGACTGGGGCGCATCAGGAACAGCACCTACATTCTCAATCTGCGAGCTACTTTGGGCAGCAGCATCAAGCGCACCTAACACAGCACTTACATACTCATTTACAGCTGCAACTGGCGCAGTGTTTTCTGGTAGCGTCTATCCAAACTTCCCTGAAGCTGGTGGAACTGGAAAAGATGCTCAGCAGGTAACATTTACACTCCAGGGAACAGCAAAGCCAACTTTAACAATTTCTTAATCTGACAATCGGGAGCAAAGATGAAAAAAGAAATCACAATTACATATAACGATGGCAAACAGGCTACCTATATTGCCTATCCACCTGACTTCGCAAAATGGGAACTTCAGTCGAAGAAATCCATCAGCGATTTTAACGGGATGCATGACATTCTATGGGTCGCACATAGCGCGATGAAGCGCGAGGCGGCTGGTAGTCCTGTAAAGCCATTTGACGCATGGATCGAAAGTGTTGTCGATATTGAGGTCGGTACCGATAACCCAAAAGCCATGAGCGAGGAAGCCTAGGGCGGTTAATCGTTGAACTAGCGATAGCCACGAAAATCCCTATGCGAGAATGGACTTCAGCTGAAGATATTCTCACAGCATTAGAAGTATTGAAGGAGCGAAGTGAATCAGACTGAGGTAGAAGCCTACAATCGGAAAGAAATCCGAGAAGTAGTCAAAGCCTTCAAAGCCATGGACGAAGTGGCCATCGATGAAGCCCGCAAGGTTTCAGGTGCTCTTGCTGAATATGCGCTCGGTAAGATTCAAGCCGCAGCAGCGACTCGAACAGTTTCCCAAAAGGTAGCCACTCGAATTGCTGACGGCGGTAAGGTTTCAAAGACTTCTAAGATCGGTGAGATTAGCCTGGGCTTCGCAGGACAGAAATTCTCAGGGGGAGCCACTACCAAATCTCTTTGGGGTGGCATGGAATTCGGTTCTAATCGCTTCAAGCAATTCCCTAATCGAACACCTCGCTTCAGAAAAGGCAACGTCGGGTATTTCATTTATCCAACACTCAAGGCGGCTCAACCTCATATAATTAGCGAATGGCAAATAGCCTTCGACAAGATTCTTAAGGAGTTCTAATGGCGGGAGATACAAGAACCCTCAAACTCGCCATCCTCGGTGAAGTCAAGGATCTAAGTTCTAGCCTTAATAAAGGCTCCGAAGATGTCACTACATTCGGTGACAAGATAGGCAAATTTGGCAAGATAGCAGGAGCCGCGTTCGCAGCAGCTGGAGTAGCGGCAGTCGCTTACGCTGGCAAATTAGCCATCGATGGGGTCAAAGCAGCCATCGAAGATGAAGCGGCACAGTTACGCCTAGCCACGTCCTTAAAGAACGTTACAGGGGCTACAGATGCCCAAATATCAGCCACTGAGTCCTACATAACAAAGACTCAACTCGCTTACGGAATCAACGATAACGAACTCCGTCCATCGTTAGATCGACTCGTTAAAAGTACGAAGGACGTTGAAGAGGCTCAGAAACTCCAGACTCTCGCAATCAATATCGCAGCAGGTACAGGCAAGTCACTCGAAGCCGTTACCAATGCTCTAGCAAAAGCCCATGAAGGCAATACAGCCGCACTAGGTAAATTAGGCACAGGCATCGACAAGGCAACACTCAAGTCGATGAGCTTTGAGGAAGTCACTAAATCTCTAGGTGCAACCTTTGAAGGACAAGCCAGTAAGCAAGCCGATACATTTGAAGGAAAGATGAAGCGACTTAACGAAGCGTTCGGAGAAGCTAAGGAAACAGTCGGTGGCTATATCCTCGACGCAGTTACTCCATTGATCTCAAATATCGTGGATAAAGTCATTCCAGCCGTATCTGAATTTATCAACGGAATCGCAGGCAAAGGCGGCTTAAAGGCTGCGTTCGACAACTTCATCGATGGTGCTAAGAAAATATTCATTCCAGTATTTGAAGGCATCAAATTCGCCTTCGACAAGATTAAAGATGCAGTCATGGATAACAAAGATGAATTCAAAGCCTTATTTGATTTCATTCAAAAGTATCTAGCACCATTCCTCGGTGGCGTTCTTAAACTAGCAATCGAAGGAATCGGAGACGCAATCTCTATGACTGTCCGAGCAGTCGGAGCACTTATTAGCGGATTCAGAACTATCATCGATTTAGGTTCTAAGGTGGCTGGATTCGTCGGTGGACTCTTTGGCGGTGGCAAGGCTTCAGGCGGTAATGTCTCAGGTGGCACGACTTACCTAGTAGGCGAGCAAGGACCCGAATTATTCACTCCATCAGCTGCGGGGTATATCGTCCCTAACAATAAACTGACTTCAGGCGGTGGAGGCAGCGTAATCAATGTGACAGTCAATGGCGCAGTCGATCCAATCTCTACAGCTCGACAGATAGCCAATATCCTCAATCGTGAGGCAACCCTTTCAGGCAACTTCAATAAGGTTGGTTCTTCTCTTCTAGTAGGTGCGTAATGGCATGGGCTCCGCAACCAACTATCACAGTCAATGGCACTAGCCGTAACAGCGTCACTCTTACCGACGTTCAAATCTCTTACGGACGTTCAG